ACGTAATCAGCTACTTCTTGCCAGTGAGTTTCCCAGGTTGCTCTTTGGTTTTCTAATGATGCAAACCTTTTTACAAGTTCATCAGCTAGTTTTTCTGACATATTAGCTTCCTAATAAAGTTTTTCTTTGTACTGGCGCAGATCCAAGTATGCCCTGGGATGATGTATTTATCCCACGCCCTCTACCTCTACCACTCATGGCGTAAAGCCTTGGCGCAAGTGATGCACCTCTTACTGGCGATTTAGGTGTAATTCGTCTAGCGGTTGTATTTGATACACCTCTAACCGCATTGCCTGGTGTGCTTCTTGTAGTTCTTCTTCTCACTGGTTCTGGGTTATCATCACCACCAGTTGGAGGGTTAGGATCTCCTCTTGGATCTCCAGTGTAAGTACCATCTTGATTATTAATTGCACCTATAACAGTTCCGCTGGATCCATAAACTGGACTAGCGCCACGCTGAATTGCAGCTTGTGTTTGTTGTGCGCTTATGGAATTGATTGCTGACAATGTACCAATACCAGGAACAAGTGCATCAGTTATAATACTGCCAGTAAGACTATCTCTTTGTCTATCAGCCAAAGCGGTGCTGCCAGCAAAATCACCAAATCCCATTGATAAACCAGCTTCTGAAATAGCTGCATCACTTTCAGCTTGTGTCATGCCAGCCATCATATTTTCTTCTTCAGCCTGGTCTATTGTGTCCTGGCCACCAGGATCGCTTGTTTCACCAGCCATCACTTATTTCCTAATAATGATTTATATTCAATCGGAGCTTCAGTTAACAAACCTTGTGATCCAGTTAAAATGGTGGATTGTCTACTAACTCGGTTAGCTCTTTTTCTTTTGTTTTCTACTTCGTCTACGGAAGTTACTGCGCTATCTGGCACAACATCCATAGGCGGTGCTGGCGGTGGCGGCTCTACTGGCGGCGGCGCTGGCACTTTTGGATTAAGGAATCCCATTATATTGCTACTCCCAATGGATTATAGTTACTATCTGCTATTGCTTGCGGCGGTCTATCAAAACCTCGGTTTTCTTTTATCCCAACCGCAAAGTATCGCCAGGCATCAGCTGCATGACTCGCCCAATCATGTACTGGACTATTCCTAAATGTTCTCAATCTCTCATTATAAGCTCGATGATACTGGCGCAAAGCTTCCAGGCCAGCCTTACAATTTACCTGGTCAAACCAACAACGACCAAGAATAATCTGCGCAGCGTGTATGCCATCTTCAACAGGCAGCTTTGGTACAACCCTAAAATTGATTCCCAGGTCGTATGCGATCTCTCTGCGGCTTTTACCAGAGCCAAGCTCTCTAACCTCAATATCGTGTGGCGCATTGTGATTTCCATAGAAGTAGCTTTTCGATGTAAGTATTTTCGCATAGTGCGGTAATCCTTCATTGCGAGCTTCGTAAAAATCTATTACATGAATTGCCCTACCAACATTCTGAGTAAACCAGATTGCGGTGCTATCACCTATACCAAGATCCCACCAGGTATCTACTTTGTGCGCCTGGTCATATGGAACATTCCCTATGCGCCCACTTTCCTGGGCGACTTGTAGCTCTTTTCCATAAATCGCACCAGGTACATTCGCAACCCAGGAACATTCAAACTCTTGTTCATACTGGTCCTCGGTCATTATCTGCCTGGCAGCGTGTAATTCTTGCTCATCAACTATACCAGTTTCGCTGGCCTTATAAACCTGGGTAAACCATTCATCACTGCTTTGAGCTGATTCATACAAATCAAAAAAAGCATTATGCCCTCTTGGAGTTCCAATAAAAAACGCCCAGCCTTTTCTATCAGACAATGCTGGCCGCAGCACTTCTGGAAACAAAGCTTCCGGCATATCTGCCATCTCATCCAGACAAGCACCATCAGCGTAGATCCCTCGTAGCGCATCGTAGTTTTCTGCTCCGAGCAGCTGAATCCTTGCACCATTCGGCAGATCACACCGCAGCTCAGTTTCATGGAACCTAACCATCGGCACCTTACCAGCAAACTGTTTTAGATAATCCCATGCTACCGCCTTAGCCTGGCGGTATGTAGGTGCTATATAAAAATACCTGGGATTCGTCTTATCATTCAGTATCGCATCCCTCAGTAGATGATTTATAGCCATAACTGTCTTGCCAAATCGTCTATGACATACCACAACTCCCCAGCGACTCTTGACCAGGGCATTGTGCAGTTTTGCCTGGAGCGGTCTAGGTGAATACGGAATCTCAATGTTCATGTGTCAGACACTCCCTATCTGATATATATTAGATATAGCAAGCGGCGGCTTGCTTTGGGGTACCAGGGGTAGGCAAATTCTAAAAAAACCAGGTCAAACTTTGTAAAATAGCAGCCATATCGGTTAGTTACCGCTAACTATTTCTATATCCAGCAACGATTACAGAAGATCGGCAAACAAAATTCAAAATCAAATCCCTCGTGTGCGAGATCACTGCCAAAATGTTTGCACAAAAATACGTTGATCCTAGTTTATCTCCAGGTTCCCATTCGCCCAGGACAAAGTTACCTGGCCATTATTCTCAGCTGCTTTATCTTCAGCTTTATCCCTAACGCCTAACGGCTGCATTTGTCTAATATGCTTATCCATATGATCTGCTTGTAATCTTCTTCTTTGTACTTCTGCCATTGCTAGCTTAGGATCGTCTGGTAAAGCCATGTTAACCAGGTCAAGTATCTGATCCCTCATAACTTCGCATTGCAACGCTCTAGCCTTACGATACATCGTATGAGCATCATCATTCTCTTGCACCCATCTCAGTACAGTTCTCCAGCTTGGTAAGCTCTTTGTGTTATTACATATCCTGGTCAAGCTTTCACCCTCAGCAATACGCTCACAAATAGTTTCCATTTGTGGTTTTGTAACTCTTATTTTGTAAACTTTAGCCATTTTCCCAGCTCATAAAAAACCTGGCAGAGAGATGACCAACTGCCAGGCTAGTTTTTTTCAACATTTATTGGTTTGCAGCTCCCATAAATCACACAATCAACTGCAAACCGCCGAAAGGAGTAAACAATGAAAAATAGCTTGTTGAGGTAAACCAGAGCTATCTTCTCAAAGCTTACCAAAAACACTAATCTTTTAGATTCATTTAGTCAAGCAGCTTATTCAAAAAAATTAATTTGAAAAAAAGTTTATTTACCCCTTGACTTCTAACGTCAATACCCCCATATTAGTAATGGAGGTAAAAAAAACATGACAACATTTGCTTTGACCGCTCACGATTGGGACCAAGCTACTGGTCCTTGTTGTGGCGTTTTGGCTTGTGCGATTGCTGCGCAAAAGCCATTCAAAGATGTCTGGGCCTGGTTCAAAAAAACAGACAAGTGTTATGCTAGTCCAAGGTGGAAAGGCGGTACCTACCACAAAGATTATCCAAAATGGTTCAAGTTTGCTGGGATCAAAACTGAGAAAAAAGATGCCAACTGTAAACTTGCCAAGTTTGTAAATCTTTACACAAAGAAAGACACTGCCTACTTCGTCAGGACTACAAGACACGCCCAGATTGTTTACAACGACAAGGTAAGGGATCAATCTGGTGTTCACCACATCAATGATTTCTGGGGAAAAAACAAGTTTGTCAAAGATTTCTACGAGATACCAATGACTAACGAAAACCCTTTTGCCTGGCAAGAGTTCGGCTTGCCATTATTTGATTACAAAGGAGGTAAATAATGATTGAGCAATTAGAAAAAAGGATTGCTGAGTTAGAAAAGTTACTTGCTAGCTTGGAAAGAAAAAAGAAAAAAACACCTGGCACTGGGTTTGCCAAGATGCAATGCAAGAAACTGATTGCTACTTACAAAGATTGCATCAAAGAAGCTAACTTAATTTTAGAGATATAGGAGGTAAATAATGACCTGGGATAAAAAAGGTTTGAATGAGTTGGCCAAGATTAAGACCGACATTGAAGCAGAAATATCAAACAAAACTCATTGGTTCAAGTTGAGTGCTGCTGAAAGAAAAGCAAGACATTCTATGATAACTGTAATCAATGAAACTTTGGAGGAAAACAATGAAAGTAGGAACTAAAATGATTGGGAACTGGGGAGCTATGATCCCCCTCAGCTATGGTGTGATTTCAAAGATTGATTCCAACATAGTGTTCATCACTTGGGATGATATGCCAGGATCAATCAGCTACGGAATTTCTGATATAGACAAAGGCCAAATGACGTTGAATGGCAAGCCAGCTGGTGTTGGCATCTATACAGAAGATCAATACTACAACAACTAAAGGAGAAACTATGAGCGCTTTTATCGTAAATCCAAAACACATTGCTGCCCTTGCAGCATTTACCATCAAACCCAGCAGCTACTTTTACTGCTTCAATCACTACACAAAAAAACATTTGTTTGACTTTAGCCACCCTGGCAAAGCAGACAAAAAGTTTGAGTGTGCCAAGTGGATAGCTAAGATGCTTGCTGAAGCTAACGTCAAGAGTGTTTATGAGCTTGATACAAGTAAGATATGGTGTGATAAATACAAAGCTGAATACCTTGAAAATATTATGTTGTTCCCAGCTGATTGTATCAAAGCTCTTAAAAACCTTGGCACTAACGGCCACAACTATTACTTGAGTAATGCTGATATATTCAACATGGCTTGCTGCCTTGAGTATCAGAGCTGCGATGTTGAGAACTGGATGCACACTGATGCTTA